AATTGGCATAAACTATGCATTCCCGTACCTCATATGCGGATGGTAATGCATTAGAAGTTCCGTCGCCGGCTACAAATGATTGTGTTTTAGGCATTGATTAGCTCTTCAAAGTCTTCTACAAATTGTTCTATGTATTGTGAACTGATAGTTCTAATTGTTGATCTATCAAAATTTAATTGTTCTAAATGGGCCTGATTAGTGATATAGGCCACATTGTTCATTGATTCTCCACCTGGAATATTCTCTGCTGCCGTTATTGGGCGCTGGGATGATTCTGTTCCATTATATAATACATTACCAAAGGAATCAGTATTTGAAAGGCTTTTTGAATAATAATGATGTGGAGCCACTCGGTATTTCCAAGATCGATATGTGTCGACAAAATCTCCACTGGTACCACCAATTATTGTTTCTGAACTATTTGAAGATAAATCAGGATCTCCAAGAAATCCACCCCCAATAATAGAGGCCTTGGCATTTCCTGTTGCAGGATCTATTCCTGCTGTTCCAAGAGTAACATCTTGAATAATTAATTGATTTAAATCTAGATCTTTTTTAGTGAGTGTACCTTTTGCACCAGATATACCACCATATACTGTTTCTCCAACAACAAATCTATCTGCAAGAGAATCAGGATATCCTGTTATGGCCAAATCTGAATTTCTATCTAATGCCGTGATACCGCCTTTAGAAGATACTGCATAACCGTTATATTCGGCCGCATAATATTCTTGAAGATCTTCTTGTGACATAGGCCAAACAGATAAACCATCATGAAGATGCTCGTTGATTACAAAAAATGTCCAATAGTAATCAGTTGTACCGTATAATCTTAAAGATAATACATCAGGACGTTCTCCATTTTGTATACTAGTATTTTTATATGCTGCTACATTATCAATATAGGTTCCTTCGGGCCTTACAGATCTATAAATGTCTATAACGTTTTGAAGCACCCCATCGCGATTAAAATCATATTGTGTTGATGGAAATAGTTTAAAAAATGACATTAGCCTTAACCTCCACCAGCAATCGGCTGATTGCCTTGATCATGTGGCAGAGGAGTACTGTTAGTTTTGCCTAAAGATTCGACCGTTGTCTTATCGTCTATATCTGATGCCATATTATCTCTTCCACCTCTATTATATTCTAAATCATTACCATAAAGATCTCCGCGAGTAAGAGATCTATTTTCTGCTAAAGAAAGTGTCATTGTTGTTTCTATTGGTGCACCATCAGCATGAAACATTTGATTAGATTCATTCCACGTAACGTCTAAAGTTTGTATATAAGAATCCATAATCATAGGTAAGAATCGTGATTCTGATTCTCCATCCCAAAATTGTGTTCGAACTTGTGGAGGATATTTTAAAGACAGAGCCCCTGCTTTTTCTGGATACATATTCTTTCGAAAGAAATTCTCGATATTTCTAATTGATTCAGCCTCTTCTGCAGATTCTGATATCATTTTAAATTCAAAGGACCAAGTTCTTGGTGACATTGATTCAAAGGTCATATTTGTAAATGGATTAAGAGCTATTCCAGATTTGATTGAAGCTTCTACTGCAACGGCTGCCATGGCCTCTCCTCCTAATTTAAATTTAGATAACATAACAGCAGCAAGATCTTCTTTTGTTGAAACTGCTTTGCCTTTACCTTCATCGCGAACTGCTTTAACTTGTCTTCCTGCACCTAACTCTGCACCAGTATATGATGCTCCATCTGAAGATGATAAATTAGCTGGGAGATAAAGAAATATCATATCTCCAAGTTCGGCTTGGTTTTGCTGTTTTAACTGGAAACTCATAAAGGGTTGAGTTCCGGCTTCAGCATCAGCACGTAATGTGTGTGGATATGTAAGAATTGGTGATTTTGCCATATTTAGTACCTATTTTACTTATATAAATAGAATTATATTATTTAACGTATGGTACTATTTATATGAGTTACAAAGGCAAATACACAATAAAAAACAAATCAAAGTACATTGGAGATCCCAAAACAGTTGTATATAGATCTTTATGGGAACGGCAGGCTTTCAAATGGTGTGAATCTAATCCACAAGTACGTGGTTGGAATTCAGAAGAGATCGTAATTCCTTATATGTCTACAGTAGATGGAAGATTACATCGATATTTTGTTGATCTACTTATTGTAATGGAAAACGATGAAGTATTTTTAGTTGAAATTAAACCAAAGAAACAAACTATCCCACCTAAGAAACCTTCTAGAAAAACAAAGAAATATGTTAAAGAAGTTACAACATATATTACAAATACAAATAAGTGGAAAGCTGCTCAGAAATTTGCAGAACAAAAAGAATGGAAATTTCAGATATGGACAGAAGAAACTTTAAAGAATTTAGGTATCAAACTACTGAAGGGTTGATATAAATAGATCTATGGCAAGTTTATTCGATACACTACAAGCAGGAGCATCTCGATCGCAAGTACAATTGCGTACTGATGATGCAAAAAAATGGTTCAGGAGAAATGTTGCAAAACTTGGTAAAGTATCACCACAAAGAGTTTTAAAAGATGATGCATTAGATAAGGCCACAGTTGCAGAATTAGGTAAACCTACTGCAATTGGTAGCATGTATATGTATTTTTATAATCCAAAACATAAAGCAACACTACCATATTATGATAGATTTCCTTTAACAATTGTGGTAGGTGAAGCACCTGGTGGATTCTATGGATTAAATCTTCATTACTTATCACCGGTCATAAGAGCCAAATTTTTAGATGAATTAATGAAGTTATCACCTACTAAAAAAATGGATGATACAACGCGTTTAAAAAGATTAAGAAGTAAAGCTACTAAAAATTTATTGATGTCTGCAAAAAGATTTAGGTATTTTGAACCATGTTGGAAACATTATTTAATGCCTCATGTTAAAACAAATCTTGTAAGAGTACCAATGACTGATTGGGAAATAGCAATATTCTTACCAACAGAACAATTTAAGAAAGTTTCTAAAGAAACAGTTTGGCGTTATTCACGCAAAACATATGCAAGCGGAGTAAATTAATGAATATAGACACAATGAAAGCTATGCTCAGTAAGAAGGGCGGAATTGCTCCTACTAATAGATTTCTAATTTTAATGACTGCTCCTAAAGTATCTCTTATTAATACAGACCCATCTGTATTACTTGGTACATTATTATCTGGTGGTGGAATTGGTAATATATTTAATGATCCACGAGATATAACATTATTGGCCAAATCTGTAAATATTCCTGGTAGAAATATATCAACCACAGATAAACAAATTGGTAAACAATCAATGAAAATTCCATATGATTTTATTGATGGAGATGTTGCAATGAGTTTTTATTTAACAAATGACGGATTTGCCCGTAGATATTTTGCAGATTGGCTTGGTTGTGTAGTTGATGCCGATGGATATAAAGTTGGATATAAAAAAGATTATTGTACAGATATACAAATTATACAATTAAATCAAAAGAATTTGCCGGTCTTTGGGGTGACACTTGAAAATGCATACCCATTAGACATGTCGGCTATAGATTTGGATACTAGTGAAGATACTAGTATCCAAGAAATGAGTGTTAATTTCGCATATGATAGATATATGGAACTTGACGCATCACTTGACAGTTTAATGTCAATAAAGGATTCTGTGCTTCCACAGATTACAAATACATTAGACTTAATTTCATCATAATAATCGGAGAATAAAATATTATGGCATTACCAAAACTGAATACTTCCAGATACCTAACGACAATTCCGTCATCAGGTAAAGAAGTTGAATATAGACCGTATCTTGTAAAAGAAGAAAAGATACTAATGATGGCACTTGAAACAAAAGATCAAAGCCAAATTTTAAGAGCAGTAGCTCAAGTAATACAAGAGTGTATTATAGATGATATCAATGTTAGTAAATTAGCTATGTTTGATATAGAATATCTTTTTATGCAATTAAGATCAAAGGCTTCTGGAGAAATAATTGATTTAAAACTTCCATGTGAACTTGAAACGTGTAAACATGAAA